AAATGTCGCGGTCAGGATGACGGAAGGTGAAACGGGGTGAACTGGGGATGTACCGGGGGGATAAGTTGCTGCCACCGTGTTCCCGGAGTCTGTAGCCATCATCAACTGGATGTTGTCGTTTGCGTTAACAGCTACGATCAAGTTCCAAGACACAATCGCTGCACCCAGACCGCCCGCATGTTTGGATGGGATTGACGTAACGCCAGCGGTGTAGGGTATGTCATTCGTGTTCTGGCGAAACCAAAAAGTCACGTTGTCGATTGAGCTGGTGCAGTTGATAAGCTGGGTACTAAACTGGAGGTTGTAGTAACCCGCCACGGCAAACACAACTTTAGAACTGTCTGCGGGGTCAAGAGACACGCCGTTGCTTGTGTCCGTTGTATCAAACGGAATGGCCAAAGCCGTGCTTGCGGATGCCACCCCTTGAGCTTCTGTCACATAAACGCCTGCACTGTGTGAAGAACCGCTAGACCCGTACTGTGAGCGGGTAATGCCCGTGAATGTGGTGGCGGTCTTACCTGTGTAGGTAATGATTTCTTCTTCAATGAGGATAGAACCCACAGAGGTAAACCCAGCGGTAGAAGCAACAACAATATCTGCGGTTGAGCTGGAGTTGGGTATGGCGGTGGTCAGGGTTGTGTATCCATCTTGATGAAACGCCCCATTTGGGAACCGCAACAACGCCCCGCCCGTGTTGGTTGTGAAGAGCTGGAGGAAGTTACGAATCTGGTTGAAGTACAACCGCAAGACGTTTGAATACTGCTCTTGATATTGAGCGTCATACTGCATCGGAGCCGCAAGCAAGCGCGGCTCTTGGGGTGCAATAAGTGGTTGGGTTTTAAATTGAGGCAGCACCATCAGCGTCTTCCGTCTGGTCGGGTATCAATACGCGGCACACCCAACTGCCAAGCCACACCGAGGTCATTTGAGGTAACTCTGAACGCCATCTGACGTCCACGAATGCGCACAAACACCTGCTCTGTAAACTGCTGCACGGTGTAATACCGCTGCTGTTGGTAATTCTGGGCGCTGGTAACAGTTGGTGAATCCGCTGTACCGTAGTTTGTACCGGGGAACTGACGTGGCCGCACAGTGAAGTCCAAAGACGGCGCAACAGCGGTTGAACCGTCAAACGTCACGTCGGGAATGATGCGAGTAACAAGGCCGAAATTGTGGCCGTCACCAATATCAAAGTCAGAGGACTGCACGTAAGCCTCAATAGGCAAAAGAGTGCCCGGCGTAGTTGCTCCATCATCATTACCGTTCTCTTGGTAAATCAGCTTGCCGTTGTAGCCAGCAGACATGGGTGTTGGGCGCAGTGGGCTGTCAAGCCAATATGTACGTGGCATCGTGCCGTAATACCAAGTGCGCTCCAAGTGATTGAAGATAACGTACTTGTCGATTGTGTTTGAGTTGGCAGAGCAGTAGAACCACCAGATTTCGTTGTAGCCCTCATTGGTGCTGGCAAAGAATTGGAAAGACTGCGTCAAATTAATGTCGTTGTACACGTACTGGCGCAACGAACAGGGGAGTGTTTCTACACGACCAGAGTACATGTAGAACTTGTCCGTACCCATCCAGTAGGTGACGTTATTAGCGGTTGCAATAGCATTTGGCCCTGCAATCGAAATGTTGTCACCCATCAACTGGAAACCCCACACATAAGGTGGGCCAAGGTACTGCATGGAGTAAATGGCGGAGTCAGTCAGCACCAAAATCTCCTGCCGGGTTTGCATTGCCGTAATGATTTGGGAGCCGTGACTCAGCGTGTAGCTACCTGCTTGATTGGTTGCTTGTGGGTACCACGTAGTGATAGATTCTTGATCCGACCAGCATATGAACATTGGGTTTTGAATGGTGCTACCAGCCACAGCATCATTTGCGCCAAAAGCAATCACAAACCGTGAAGAATCTGACACCATCACAAAGTTGGCAACCGATGGGCAATACGCATCCACCGATACAGTTCCGGATTTCAGAACAATAGAGGCGCTGGGGCCAAGCAACTGCCCGCGATTAAATATGTTTGGATTGGCGTTGTTTGCCCAGTAATACAACGCGCCACCACGGGGGTTGAACACCAAGTCTTCGCCAAAATTTGATTGGCTCCAAAGACGAAGCTGTGACGCAATACCTTGAGCCGCATACGCTGGAGAACCCCAGCCCGTGAAGTTTGTTGATTGAACAACAGCCGCGCCGTCTGCATGGGTGGTGGCCGCACCCGAACCCGTACCGCTAACACCACGGGTACAGCCTGTAAATGTAGTTGGTGAAATTCCTGAGTACGTGATTGTTTCTTGGTCAATCAAAATTGACCCAGTGCTGGTAAAGCCTGTGGTGGATGCCACAGTCACCGTGGTGTTTGAGTTGGACAACGTGCCGCCAGCCACCGCAGTGGTGGCTGTACCAAGAACAACGCCGCCCCAAGTACCAGCGCCCCAACCCACGTTCTGGGTAAAGATTTCGTTACCTGTGGAAATTTGGTACGCGCCAACAACCGACGAACCGCCGTTGCCAACATCACTTGCGTTTGCGGCTACAGAGGCTGTTATGGTGTAGGTGTTGCTGGACAAATACGTGATCTGAAACTCAGCGTTGAGGATAGTCGCTGTAATAACACCGCCCAAGGACACAGCGCCACTAAAGGTCACAAAGTCCCCGGTCTGAGCGCCATGCCCTACATCAGTTACGGTAATAACCGCAGAACCATCAGTCGCGGAAAAGGTTACATCGCCCGCCGCAGTTGTAGCGCGTATGGGGGTAATATCATAAATATTCCCTCCGTTACCATTTTGGATGTAGTACTTGAGGTTTGTCCCCAGCGCCAGCAGGTTGTAGCCCGACAAGTTCAGCCAATTCCACATGGCACGGCAAATACCCCAGTATGCGCCAGCAGGAGGTTGCAGCGTTGAATTTGTTGCGCCGGAATCTAAAACCCAACCGCCAATCTTTTCAGGGTAGCCAGAACGGAAACGCACTTTGTCCGACTCAAACCAACCGCCTTCGTTGGCAAGCGTTGTGCCTTCGCGGTTGACGCCGGGTCTGAATTGCAGTTTCTGTAATGGCATAACACCCTCGGTTTAGGCTACAAGTCCGGGAAGATAAGTCGTTTTACCAGCCACTTTGGTAGCGGTCAACTCCTGCTTCTTCAGGTTACTTGGGTCATAAGAGACATGCACCCAGCCACTGTCAGGGATGCCGGGGGTGTAAAACTCAAGAATGAGTTGGGTGTATTCTAGGTTATCCATGATCCATTGAGCAAGGTCTGCGTTGGCAACGCCGGGGATTTCTATATCGGCTGCTCGGCCAAGGCAATGGTCTGAGGTCTTTGAGCCCCCCGTGGCTTGGTTCACGGCTGGAGCACGAAACCCTGAGTTCACCTTGACTCCTTTGCCAAAGTGGTCACGCACGGGCTGGAGTACTTTCTCACACAGCAGGCGCAGGGCTTCGGTCTCGGCTTCGCCGGGGGTGTTATCCAGATCATTGCGCAAGGCGGTGTCTGACTTGGTCAGTTCGTGCAGGGAGAAGTTTGCTGTCAGGTTCATCTTTTTTCCTTTTAAGTTTTATGTCAACACAAATACCTTTGATTTCTGCGCTGGGGTAATCAGCCTTCTTTTGCTCAATTTCCATCAGGCAGTTCTGTTCGTCCAGCGTGTAGGTCTCGGATTGAAAAAACCCACATTGCGCTCCCATGCAGATGTACAGCACAGGAACGTAGATTGTCATTTTTGGGATTCCCTTGCCTTGTTGTACAGCTCCACACAGGCGTTGAGCTTGGCGATGGCACGATTGCCTTCATCGGTTATTTCAAAAAGAGCTTTTCCAAACGCTGGGTCAAGTTCGGCTCGTGCTTCTCCTCCACTATCTCCGGCGGGAGCGGGGGTATCTGCGGGGGTGTATACGGGGCAGGTCGTTTTGACAGGAACCCGCAGCTTGTAAGTGCCAGCAGTGATAGCAGCATCACGCTCTTGCGCAGCAGTCTTGGCTTTCTCATTTGTCTTCCTCAGTACGTCAGCGGTTGTGTTTACAGCAGTAGTCAGAGCAGCTTCCTTGGCCCGGGCTTCGGTATTCAGTCGGTCAACCTCAACCTGCTGGGCTTCCTTCTCAACATGTTTGCCGTAGAAATACCCGCCGCCGAATGTCAGCAGCAGGGCGATCAATCCAGAGAGTAAACCCTTCATGGCTTTGGCGGCTCGTCAGTGTCGTTGGCTTCAGCCTTGGCAACAGCGTTGGCTACGGCTTTAATACCTGAGCGTCCAGCTACGCCACCCAGAACGCCGGTAATGAACACCATGATGGTGCTGATCTGCTGAGTATAAATTTTGTCGATGGGAGCCATGCCTGCCATTGGCTGCGTGACGTAGGTCACCGAGTACAGGAAAGCAACCATAGCGCCAAGCAGGATGGTCACCAGAATGATGATGACGAAAGCCCAAACACGGACTTCAATCTCTTCGGCGGTCAGGCGGTTGTTTGTTTTGTAGGCAACAGTAGGCATCACTTCTTCTCCTGTTCAGGTTTGATAAGCTGTTCTGGGCAAGTGCCAGTGGCGGTACAGATCGGGGGCTTGCACTCAGGGTTATTCCAGTTTGTGGGGTTTTGGCACGGGTAACGAAAACGGTCTTCGCACCCTGTCAAACACAGGGCCATCGCCAAAAGAATCAGGCTCTTTGCGGTCTTTGTCACGTCTTTCCCTTTCAATTTCACGCCTTAACCGTTCAATCTTTTCAGTCTGCGCCTTTACTTCGTGCTTGGCTTCCAAAATGTCGAGGTACAGCATCGCACCAAGGGGAAGAAGTAGAGCTACCAACACACAAGCGGCAATCCATCCCATCACGTCTTCCCCAAACGACTTATGAACAGGAGCCACAGCCAAAGGTAGAGGAGGAACATAAAAGTCACTACGAGATACGCTGACTTTTGCTGGAGGTCTCTTTTTGCTTCCCGCCGTTGCCATTGCTTGTACCTCTCCTGCGCTTCTTCCTTCAGCCTTGCTTTCTCCTGTTCCTCCTGTATGACGCTTCGCATCTCAAACACTTTGGAATACAGCGCACCCATTTCGGGCGGTGACTGGTACACCATCGTTTCCCTGATCGTCACTTCCAACGCAGCCATCTGGTCTTGAGCCATAACCCTCTTTAGGGCGGCTTCCATCAGGTTTGCATTGGGGTCGTAGACGGTCTGGCTCTTTTCTTCCTCTTGCCTTATGTGCGCTGCCAACTGCTCTTGGAGCTTGAAGAACTCAGTAAGCTGGCTGACAACATCCGCCATGACTTTGGACTCGTCAACAGCAACGTATTTTTCCTTCTTTTTCGCCACAGGCTTGGGCGTGGAAACGTTTCCACCAAACATCTTGGCAAGCTTGCCCCAGAACCCATGAACTTCCTTGGCAATCCCAACAGCTTCATCAACTGTAGCCTTGACCTCCATGAAAGAGACTTTGGCCTGCTTGTAAAGCTCGCACCCTTCCTTGATGGCGGCAACGCAAGCATTTGCGGCAAAGAGGATGGAGATTGGGTCAATGGATTACTCCGCAGGTTCAGCAGCCTTGGCTTCTTTCTGGATAGCCTCGATCAGTGGAAACACTTCCGTGTATGGGCGAGAGCCAAGGTATTGCAGGATTGCGTTGACCAAGTTGGTGGAGAGTTTGATTTCGTTCATGGGGTT